GTGTATAATCTAGTGAATGTCTCTAAATGTCATCCAGTGTTGTGATCTTGGCCCCCATTGTATCACAAACCCTCCCAAAAGTCAACACCCCTGGGACACATTCAGAGGTGGCACATTGCCCCTTGACAGTATAGTTTTCCACAGGGTCTCAGTATAAAACAGTGAGAACACAGTAAGCATCAGCAATCTCAGTGTCAATAGGTATAAGTTACTTGTGGAAAACTTGTGAATAATTGTGGAAAACATGTGGAAAACTCAGTATAAGACAGTGATGATATGTGTGGGTCTCAGTGTATACAAGACTTGACAAATTGCAGTGCCTGTGCTATAATGAATTCGCAGGTATTTTGTGTTATTATGTTACCCTTTGTGGGGTAATGCGAAAAATCCAAACTACCCTAACCTACAGAGGTGACAAAATGCTAGATCAATATCAAGTTCATAAAAAAATTTTTTCCCTGGTAAAAAATCCTGTGAGGTTGATCTATGAGAACCTCTATGGCACAACTATTGGCCCCTTGGATGAATTGTGCTATATTGGTGTTTGCCTGTGGGAGGGATTAAATATTGTTGGGTTGAATGTAATGAAACAAGGGTCCCATTGTATAAAAAAATTTTCCCAGGGTAAAAATGGTTTATAAGTTGATTGCAAGGGACAGGGTATTTTGTGAGGGTACACTGATTGAGTGTCAGAAATGTCTCACTGGTATTTCCCAGATGATTAGTGCAGGGTTTTCTACTGATTTTCAAGTACAGGAGTTTTTAATTGTGAATGATTGTGAGGTGAAGAATGACACATCCAACAAATGATTTTAATTGGCAAGAGATTGCAGAAGAAGGATTTGTAGAATGGTTCAATCAAGACTGTGGACCTTATACATGGCAATGTGAATACTTCTATGGTGATTGTGAGGTAGAAGACGAGAAGACTCGTAAAGATCTATTATATAAATGGTTACATGCTGCATTTGTTGCAGGTTATGAGTTGGGAAGAAATCATGTATAGTACACCAGTCAGAGGAACAGCAAACAAGAACTTAAAATTAAATTGGTGGGAATATTGGATTGGTCATTGTTGGATGACTGGTTGGCAATCTATTTCCATGACATTTAGAATTTGGTCTGATCTAATGACGAGCAATTATAAAGATTATGCACTTTTCAAAGAGGATGACCCTGAATCAGAATGTATTGAATGGTTCTGGGCATCTCTCAATGAAGATGATGTTTATCCCAAAGAATTTCTGGAACATCTGATGCAACTGGCAGATGATGTGAAAACTGGTAAGGAAGAAGTCATCCCCCTGGATGAGGATTTCTTCGATAGACTAAAAGACCTTGTAAAAGACGTAGAGTTGAATGATGAATGATGAACATTATGGGTGGGTGATCAATACTCACTATGATTGGTTGAATATGCTCATGAAAATGGAAAAACATAAACCTCATAGGTTTGAGGAATTTCAGTACTCAAAGAATACCATCTATCATTACTTGGATAGACTTCAGCATGAACAGAATCTTCATGATTGAACCTTTTCTTGTAGGAGCGATAGCTCTCTCAATAGGAACAATAAGAGGAGCAATATCTCTCTCATTGACAAGAGATAAATAAAGCAGTATCATGTGATGTGATACCTACTTCATCAATATTTGATCTATTTTTATGGCAAAAGGATTTACTGTAAAAGCAAAAAAACCTCCTGAACCAGAAGAACAATCACTCTTTGATATTCAAGAGTGCCTAGAACGCATTAGAGGAAAGAAAATTGTGTTCTGTCTTCCTGGACGTGGTGTTTCATATATCTTCCTCAAGAATTTCGTGCAACTGTGCTTTGATTTAGTACAAGCAGGTGCAAGTATTCATATTTCTCAAGATTATTCTTCCATGGTGAACTTTGCACGTTGTAAAGTTCTAGGTGCTAATGTTCTTAAAGGACCTGATCAGGTGCCCTGGCAAGGTAATCTAGAGTATGATTACCAACTTTGGATAGATAGTGACATTGTATTCAATACGGATGCCTTCTGGGCAATTTTCGCAATGGATAAGGACATTGCTGCTGGTTGGTATGCCACAGAAGATGGTAGAACCACCTCAGTTGCACATTGGTTAGATGAATCAGACTTCAAAAACAATGGTGGCGTCATGAATCATGAAATGGTTGATACCATTTCCAACAGAAAGAAACCATTTACTGTAGACTATACTGGTTTTGGTTGGGTTCTGATCAAAAAAGGTGTATTTGAGCATCCAGAAATGAAGTATCCTTGGTTTGCACCTCAGATGCAAGTCTTTGAGTCTGGTGAAGTACAAGATATGTGTGGGGAAGATGTATCATTCTGTCTTGATGCAGTCAGAAAGTGTGGTTTTGAGATTTGGTGTCATCCACAAGTACGTGTAGGACATGAAAAAACAAGAATCATCTGATCTTTATGACATTTATTGTGAGGGAAGGAAAATTTATACTTCCCTCACTGAGGAAGAAATGTTCGATACAATGGATGATCTGTCTCAACAGTATTATGAGACAGGGGTTCCCAAACCAGAGGACCTTATGATAGAATTGGTAAGAAGTTTAGAGGCATAACTCATGGCAAAGCGTCCATCACTGACTAACAAAGTGGTCATTGAGCACAAACCCAAGAAGACTCGTCAAGGTCGTTCACAGCACACCATTCTCTCTGCCACCTCTCGTAATGGCAGGAAGAAGCGTTACAGAGGTCAAGGTCATTGATGTGTTATTAATAGATTATTATATTGAAAAAAGTCCAATTCATGGATTTGGTGTATTTGCCTCAAAATTAATTGCAAAAGGAACTAAAGTATGGGAATTTACACCTGGCCTTGATAGAGAATGGACTCAAGAAGAGTTTAAAACTCTACCAAACAAAGCACAAGAATATATACTACATTATGGATGGTTAGATCCACTCACAAATATGCATCGATTTCCTTTTGATCATGATCGATTTATTAATTGGAGTCATAATCCAAATGTTGGTGGTACAAGTGATGAAATTTTTGCACTAAAAGACATTCAAGAAGGTGAAGAATTAACTTTTCCATTTGAAGAAGATGCTCTATCAAAGATAAACTAGGTCAAAATGATTCAGTTAAACCCACAAATCCCAGTTTTGACTCCAAAAGGGTCAGGTTGGGCATTTTTTTTAATTGATAGATCTCAAGAACATGACCTTGAGTGGGTAGTTTTCCTAGATAATGGTGGATACTGTTGGACCTTTAAGAACTCAGACATAAGAATTCAGAAAAATTTAACTTTTCATAGGGATAAAATTGATGATTTCGGGATAGAAACCCCGTAAAAAGTTCTAATTCACTTTGAATTAGGAAAAATGTCCAACTTACCAGTAGATAGAGACCAAAATTACATGTACAGCATGTGGGGGACTACAAAATTAGTCACTGATTATGGTCAACCACATAAAATCCTTAAAGAAATTACCCATGAAGAGGTTCATACTGACCATTATCTAAAAGAACAGGCAGAAATGCATGAGAAAATTAGAAATGATGAAGATTATGATGATTGGGAGTATGGAACTGAGCCAACATATGGTAAACCACAATAAATAAAAGTAACTATTCTAGTAATGTCAAGTGCCTTTAGAGAATATATCAAAAGGTTTTAAGGATATTAGTTTGTCTTTTTTAAGACATCCAGTAACCAACGACATTGCAGTGATCAAAAATGAAGATGCCATCAAAAAGGCAGTTGTGAATTTGGTTAGAACTAAACTTGGCGAGAGGTTTTTTAACTCTTTACTTGGTTCTGATGTAGAAAGTTATCTCTTCGAATTAGCAGATAGTGGAGTGGTTGATCCATTGAAAGATGAGATCACCACTCTTTTAAATAACTTTGAACCAAGAATCACCACTAGAAAAGTTGATGTTGATATTCCACAAGATAGTAATGAGTTAATTGTAACAATTTACTTTGATATTATAGGAATTGCACCAACGCAGATCGTAACCTTCATATTACAACCCACTAGGTACTAATGGCATTTACAGAGTTTACCAACTTAGATTTTGATCAAGTAAAAACTTCCATTAAGGATTACCTTAGGGCGAACTCCACATTTACTGATTTTGACTTTGAAGGTTCCAACTTTTCTGTCCTGATTGATATTCTTGCATATAACACTTATATTACTGCCTATAACACCAACATGGTGGCAAATGAGGCATTCATTGATAGTGCAACAATCAGAGAGAATGTAGTATCTGCAGCAAGAAACATTGGTTATATACCCCTCTCTAGAAGGGCAGCGAAGGCAGATGTTTCCTTTGTGGTGTCTGGTATTAGCACAAGCATTAAAACAGCAACCCTGAGGTCAGGACTGGTCTGTACAGGGGATCTAGATAACACAACATACATCTTTTCAACACCAGAAGATGTAACAGTTGGCGTAACTAATGGTGAAGCAACATTTAATAATGTAGAAATCTATGAAGGAACATATTTAACAAGAACATTTACTGTAGATACATCACAACCTAATCAAAAGTTTATTATTCCAAACCCATATGTAGATACTTCTACAATTAGAGTCAATGTAACTAATGGACCAAATGATACTACAAAAGATGAATATGTTGCAGTAGACAATATTGTAGGAATTAACTCAGAATCTCAGATCTTTTTGATTCAAGAGGTCTCAGATGAAAAATATGAACTTTTCTTTGGAGATGGTGTTTTTGGAAAACAACTCAGCAATGGCGATCAAATCAATACCTCATACATTGTAACCAATGGATCCAATGGCAATGGAGCATCCAACTTTACATTCTCAGGTGAAGTTGTAGGTAATGATAACTCATCTTTAAGTGCAAAGGTTGGAATAGTAGTTACTAATCTTCCATCATCTAATGGAGATGATATTCAATCTTTAGAGTCAATTAGATATTATGCCCCAAGATTGTATTCATCACAATACAGAGCAGTAACTGCCAATGATTATGAAGCACTACTGCCATCAGTTTACCCAAATATTGAGTCAGTCACTGCATATGGTGGCGAAGAACTTGATCCACCACAATATGGTAAAGTATTCCTAGCAGTAAAACCAAAAAATTCAGATTATCTTTCAGAAGCAACAAAGGAAAGAATTCTAGAAGATCTTAAGAAGTACACAATTGCAGGCATCAAACCAGAGTTTGTAGATATTAATGTCCTTTACGTGGAACTTGATTCTACATTCTATTACAATTCTAATTTTATTGGATCAGTAGATAACTTAAAAACTCAAGTTATTACTGCAATGGATAAATTTGCATTATCACCAGATTTAAACAAATTTGGTGGAAGATTTAAGTACAGCAAAGCAATTAGAATTATAGATTCTACTAATAAGGCTATTACATCAAACATTACCAAAGTTAAGATAAGACGTAATGTTGGCGTAATCTTAAATCAACCAACTCAATATAAAGTCTGCTTTGAAAATAGATTCAGTGCCCTTTCTGCAGGATATAATATTAGATCAACTGGATTCTATATCAAAGATGTAAATAAGGTAGTTTATATTACAGATATTCCAAATAGTGACATGAAAACTGGTAATTTATACTTGTTCTCTACTGATGGAAAGACTGTAACCACAGAATCTAAAAAGGTAGGAACAGTCAATTATATCACTGGTGAATTAGATATAGATAATATAAATGTAACCTCAACTTTGAGACCAAATAACATCATTGAAATTGAAGCTACTCCATATTCTAATGATATTATTGCCAAGAAAACAATTTATCTAAAACTAGATGTTGGTGCAAGTAATTTCTCACCAGTTAAAGACATTATTTCTTCTGGAGAAAATGCATCTGGAAGTAGGTTTGATCCAGAATCAAGTTATTCAACTGATAAAAAAGTAAGAAGCTAATAAAATGAATCAAGAAAAGAAAGTAGTCAAGATTAGTGACGTAATTGAAAATCAAATTCCAGAGTTTTTATTAGCAGAAAATCCAAACTTTGTAGAATTTTTAAAGCAATATTATATTTCACAAGAATTTCAGGGGTCTTCCACTGATCTTGCAGAAAACCTTGTTTCATATAAAAATATTGATGCTTTTAATGCAGACAATTTAATTAAAGATACTACACTGACTGTAAATGTAGAATTTTTCGATGATGTTATTAATGTAGAATCTACTAAAGGTTGGCCAAGAGAATATGGTCTTCTAAAAATTGATAATGAAATAATTACATATACTGGTATTACTACAAACACATTCACTGGATGTATAAGAGGATTCAGTGGTATAGAATCACTGACAACCAAAAATAATCCAGAGTTTCTTACATTCAGTTCAACAGAGTCTGATGAACATGCATCAGGAGCAACTGTAGTCAATCTAAGTAATTTATTTTTACAAGAGTTCTTTAAAAAAATTAAGTATCAATTTGCTCCTGGATTTGAAGAACTTGAATTTGATTCACATGTAAATCCACAAAATTTCATAAGCAAAGTAAAATCTTTTTATCAATCAAAAGGAACTGATGAAGCTTATAAGATTTTGTTCAAAGTTCTATGGAATAAAAACGTAGAAATCTTAAAACCCCAAAAGTTTTGTTTCACTCCTTCAGATGATAAGTGGGTGGTTACTGAAACATTCTTATGTGAATATGTCAGTGGAAATCCAATTAATGTAAAAGGTGAAACACTATATCAAGATGAATTTGCAGATGAAGAGGTTTTACCTGCTAGTGGTTCAATTTATGAAGTAGAGGCATATCCAATTAATGGAAATACCTTCTATAATCTTAAAATTTTTGCAGGGTATTCAAATAACTTAAATCCAAAAGGATCTATTTCAGGAACTTTTAATCCTACATCAAAAACTTTTGTTATTGATAATGTAGAACCTAATGCAACTGAAGTTTTTGTAGATTCTACTATTGGATTTCCTAAGTCTGGAACTGTTTTAATAGGATCTAATACTGTCACTTATACTGATAAAACAAATGATCAATTTTTGAACTGTTCTGGTATTGGATCTGGTATTGTAAGAGGATCAAAAGTTTATGCAAGGAATTTTGCATATGCTTATGAAGATGGTGATAAAGATAAACCTGTAAAATTTAGAATTCATAATGTATTGTCTAAAATTGAGTCTAGTGATATTAAATTTGCTTATTCTGGAGATCCAATTAAAGTCACTGACATTGGAGATCCAAAGAGTTCAGTCTTTGTATCTTCTTTGCTTTACAATCATGCATTAAATGTTCCTGCTGGAATTGCCACATCTCAAATAACTGACTTTATTAGAAGTTTTACTAAACAAGCGTTTGATACTAATTCTGGATTAGTTTTAACCAAGTATGAGCATAACTTAAAATCAGGAGACACTGTTGATCTTTATGTTAAAAGCACAAATCAATTAGTTGCACCAAATCTCACTGTTAATACTGCATTAAAAAATGAATTTAGTGTTCAGCAAATAACTAATCCTACATTCTTAGGAAAAGAAATTTTCTTTAGAAGAAGAATTAAAAAAACAAAGTCTCCTGCAAATAGCATAGAATCCATTAGTAACAAATTTATTGCCAACATTCAAGATTCTTTTTCTGATTCAGATAACTACTATTTAACTTCTAATGGATTGCCATCTTATGAAATCAATCCATACAAAAGAGAAGTTGACTTTTCTGTTACTGATATAGATTTAAATGGCGGTCATAATTTTTATAGTGGAGAATTAGTTACTGTAGTTGGATATGGAGTGAGTGGATCATTCTCTAATCAAATTGGAATTTCTACAGGGGTTAGTTATTATGTTTCCAGAGTTAATAGTAATAAAATAAGAGTTTGTGAATCTAGAGAAAATGTAGGATTGTCTTCTTATATTAATTTTATAGAATATAATAGTGCAGGAATTGAAACTGCAAATATTAATCAATTAAAGTTGATTAGTTCTCCATTATTTAATAATAATTTTACTACATCAAAACTGTTTAAAAAACTTCCAAAAGTTCCAGAATATCCACCAACTAAATTAAAAACTCAGGCAGGACCTGTTGGTATTTTTGTCAATGGAATTGAAATTCAAAATTATAAGTCTTTTGACAAATTATACTATGGAAAAATTGATAATATTACAGTTCTAAATGGTGGAAATAATTATAGTTTACTAAATCCTCCAAAGTTTAAAATTTTCAATGGAACAATAGAAGATACTCAGACTAGATTACTTCCACAATTAGTGGGCAAATTAAAACAAATTGACGTTATTGATTCTGGATTTGATTATGTAGAAGTTCCAACTGTTACAATTCAAGGTGGTAATAATTCAGAAGTAGTAACAGAAGTAAAACTTAAAGAGTCTTCTAACATAATTACTTTCAACTCAACTACTAAGGATACAGTAGTCAGCACTGCTACTAGTAGTTTTGTTTTGGGGTATCAACATAGGTTTGTAACTGGAGAACCAGTAATCTACAAAACTTTTGGCACTAGGCCAATTGGTATTGGGACTGCAACTACAGATGGAACTTTACTTGATGGTTCTGTTTATTATGTTGTTAATATTGGAGCAGGAACTTCTTTTAGAATTGCAAAGAGTAAAGAAGATGCTTTTTCTTTAACAAATACTTTAAAATTAAGAACTAATGGAGGAGGAATAAATCAATTCATTTCTTTAGAAAAAAGAAACCTTATAGATGAAGTTAGAATTTTAGAAAATAATAAACATTTTCAATATAGAAAACTTTCAACTGGCCCAGAAGGAATCAATATATATGATGATGTAATCACCATACCAAATCATGGATTTGAAACTGGTGAAGAAATTAGGGTCACTGTGGATGGAACTTATCTTGAGGGATTAGAACCAAGTCAATATTATTATATTGTTAAACTAGATAATGATAAATTTAAATTATCATCAACTAAAAATGCAATTAATTATGTTGATATAATTAGCACTGACTTTTCTACTACCTATTTCTTTGAATATTCTCCAATTAGAGTAACTATTCAGGGAAGCCTAACAGTATCTGGTGTCTCTACTATTGGATATAATGCAACTTTAGTTCCTGTAATTGAGGGTTATGTAGATGGAGTTCAAGTACAACAAGGTCTAGCACAACCAGCAAAATCTGATTTAGGATCTAAAGAAATTATCAATTTCAATAATAGTCCTACAATTTTACCATTAGAAGGATCTGATGCAGTCATAGAACCTCTGATTGTAGATGGAAGGGTTAACCAAGTTGTAGTTAAATCCCAAGGAAAAAATTACTTCAATAATTTTGAACTAGTAGTAAGAGGAGACGGATATGGAGCAAAACTATCTCCAGTAATAGTAAATGGTAAAATTACTGATGTAAAGATTGTAAATGGTGGGGCAGGGTACACTCAAAATGCAACTTCAATTAGAATATCCCCATTAGGATCTGGAGTAAAATTAAAAGCAAATCTTCAAAGTTGGACTATTAATGAAGTAGATAAACTTGGATATACTAATGTAGAAAAGGGAATTCTTTTTGGCAAAAAATATTCATTGTTTGGAAATGTGTTTGGACTATTTTTCCTAAACACAGACATAAGAACACAATTAGGAATTTCACAGACTCCAACAGCACACTCTCCAATAGTTGGGTGGTCTTATGATGGATGCCCAATTTATGGTCCATTTGGATTTACTAATGCAGATGGCACTGGTGGATTGTCTAGAATGAGAAGTGGTTATAGCAAAACCAAGATTAGTCCATCTTCATCATTTGATTGTATAGAAGATTATAAGTTTACAAATAGTGGAACACTTGATAAGCATAATGGTAGATATTGTGTAACTCCTGAGTATCCAAATGGTGTTTATGCATACTTTTGTACTTTAGATAACAACAATATTCCAGAGTTCCCATATGTCATTGGAGATGAATACAACTTTACTCCAAATCCTGAAAACTTTAATTTAAAATATAATCAAACTATCAATTTCAACACATTAGATATTGATAAATGCACTAAACCCTATAGAATAGATGATAAAGAAAGTGGATATGAATATTTTAATTTCTTGGAAAGTGGGATTGTTAATGATGCTATTATTACAGATTCTACTCAAGGAAAAGTAGATAGTCTACTAATAGCAGATAGTGGATCTAATTATGAAGTAGGAGATTCCATAGTATTTGACAATACTGGAACAGGTGGTTCTGGGGCATTGGCAAAAGTAATAGAAGTGTCTGGGGTAGGAGTAAATACTTTCAGAAGCACTTCAACAACATTTAATAATGTAACCTTTACATCTGATAATGGTAAAATAGTTGCTATAACTACATCTTCACATGGATTAATAACTGATTATTATATTAGTATTTCTGGATTGTCTACATCAATTTATCCAGATGCACAAGGATTTAAAAAGATCACAGTAGATCAGATTACAGTAGGTCTATCAACTTTCTTACCAGATAGCACTGTCACTGGATTAGTTACATCTATTCAAATTAAAGAATCTATTTCCAACTTTAAGGTAGATTCTAAGATTAAAATTGAAAATGAAACACTAACTATTATAGGAATTGATAAGATAAACAATTTAATCAATGTATTAAGAGATTCTGGATCTCCAGGACACCTTCAAAATACACCAGTAACGCTACTGCAGAATGAATTTACTTATGATAATTCATTAAAGTATGTTTTACCTGAACCAAATATATCTTATTATTTTAAATCCTCAGACGCAGTTTCTGTGGGACTTGGAACTACTCCAGGTTCAGGAAATACTTTATCCATAGTTCCATTTGGTCCAGGGGTTTCTGAAACTAAATTTGTAAGAACTGCTGGAATTTTCTTACCTGGACACCAATTTAAAGATGGAGAAAAGGTAACATATACTTCATCTACATCAACTATAGTCAGTAATTTTGGCAATCTAGACCAAATTGCAAATCTTTATATTGTAAATCTAGAAGACAATGTAGTTGGATTGGTAACAGACAAGAAAAATATTAAAAATTTGACTAATCTACTGTATTATAGTGCTGCAGGAACTGGAAACACTCATAAATTTACTACAAACAGACAAGTAGTTACTGGAATTGCAACAATTACCAATGTAATAGTATCTACTGCAGCAACTCATGGATTGTCTGTGGGAAATATTGTTAAACTTTATGCCACATCTGGCATAACAACTGATTTTGTAGTTGGATATTCTACAGCAACAAAGAGAGTGTCTGTAAACTCATCAACTAATCCAAGAATTGATGTTTATGAAAATGACATACTTAGATTTGATATAACTTCTGCAACTCTAGGTGGAACAGAATTTAATTTCTACACTGATCCAAAATTTGAAAATAAGTATTTTGGAACTGGAAGTGGCATTGAAGTATCAAAATCTGCGAATTATGTAACATTAGAAATATCAGATCATACACCAAGACTTTTATACTACAACTTAGCATCAACAACTAAACAAGTTTTTTCTGATACTACAGTAACTAATGCTAATACTTTGGTTATCAATAAGAGTGCATATAACAATAGTGGATTTATAAGTACATGCACTTCTAACACATTTACTGTCAATTATCCATTAAACTTAGAAAGACCAAGATATACAAGACCAACCTCTACATTATCATATAGTGTGTTATCTACTGGAATTAAGGGAGCAATTGTTGCTACTAGATTTAATTCTAAAGGGAGCAATTATAGAAAAATTCCATCTATTAAAGGTATAGTGACCAAATCTGGTACTGGTGCTTCTTTAATAGCAAATAGCAATAGTATTGGAAAAATTAAAAATCTACAAATTTTAAATACAAAATCAATTTACCCATCAGATAGAACTCTGAGTCCAATATCCAATATTTTCTCTACTGTAAGAGTAAAAGATAATTTTCAGGTTGGTAATGTTTCAATTTTAAGTGGTGGTAGAAATTATCTGACCCCTCCAATTTTAAAATTATACAATAAGAAAGAAAATACTATTATTTCAAACTTCTCTGCAGCTGCTATCTTAAAAGATAGTTTTGTAGACTCTGTAACAGTATTAAATCCAGGATCTGGACTTAAATATACAGATAATCAAGTTATCACTACAAATCATACTAATGGAATTAGAATTTTAGGAGTTTCTGCTTCTGGAGTTTCTGCT